TGTAACAATAAAAATGTAATCTTTACCTCTTGCTGCACAAACTATTTTTGACCCACTGTCTAGTTGAAATGTACCTGCTGTATTTGTCGATACAGGCACATAATCAGTTCTATCTTCTTGATCAGAAAAACGAATAAACATTTTATCTTGTGTGCCAATATTACCTATTGTTGTTTCTGTGCCAAGATGAATTAAATGTCTATCCGTATCTGATACAATTGTCATTACACTAGCTGTTGGATTTGTGGTTACAGCAGTTGCTCTAGTTGAAACACCATCAGTTGGATTCCATTCAAACGTGCCACCATTTTTAATTGTTGCTATAAGTATTGTGCCATAATTATCTAATGACCAATTACCCGGTTCTAAAGTCGTTGTAGAAGCAGAGGTTGCTGAACCCCAAGCAGTAGAGCCATTCCAAGTTCCAGTGCCCCAACCAAAACCAAGTGTCTGTGTAGCAGAGCCAACAGGAAAATAGGATTGCACTGTGCCTGACCCTGCTGCTGTCATACCCGAGCCAGATTCACTTGAAGGCATCGTTATTGTAAAACTATTTGAAGCTGCTGTAATAATCTGAAAAGGATTGTCTGTAAAGTTAGCGGCAGTAAATCCTGTACCACTTCCAGGCATGGTAACTGATGAAAAAACAACAAACTCACCTGCTGTTAAATTATGAGAAGTTTTATTAACTGTTACTGTTGCAGAGCCATTTGTGGAAGTAAAAGTCAAACCTGTTATTGCAGTTTCAAGTGGACTAATGTCATAAATACCACCACCATAAAATAAAAACAAACCTTTGCTTGTTCCTATAGCTATGTATTCTGTGCCATCTCTATCAGTCCAAATGTGTGAGGCTCTTGCCACCCCAGGTAAAGTAGTTGCTACAGCTTGTTGCCACCCACCAATTTTTTCAGGCTCCCCATAACGAAAACGAACAAAGTCACCATCTGTCCATTGGTTTGCTGCTTCACTTTGTGTTATTTGTTTATTAAAACCACCTTTGAAAGGTATACGAATTAGAGGCATGTCACCTCGCAGTCACAGGGTTTGTTCCGTCCCCAATAAATGGATGTTGAGCAAAGGCTATATAAATATAAGTTGAGCCTGAACCATTTTTATCGCTACCTGCATTTCTTAATTTAAATCCACTACTAAGAATATCTAAAATATTAGAGGTATCTTCAGTTTCTGTTGCATTTGCTTTTAACCTATAAACTTGTGGATTAATTTTACCCCTTGCTGAGTCCATGACAAACCAGTCAGCAGTACCATTACTTTGTTTAAACATGATCCAAGCTGGTTTGAATCCTGTGAACACAAATGGACCATTAGTGTTTCCATTTCCAGTATAAGTACCAAACTTTGAGTAACCCTCTACCGGGTGCCACACCCAAGCAGTTCGTTCTTCACTACTTTGCATCCCATAAGTACCAATAGAAATTACACTGGATGTTGGTGCAGTATTATTCCATAAAGTTGAATCCGCACCAAACGCACCTGTAGATTGTAACTGCATACTACCACTAGCTGGAGATGCGTTTTGGTTTATATGATAAGTTATCCAACCATCTCCAGTGGCATTTGTTCGTTTATAAAATATCCATTCAGGTGTTTGTGATAATCCGTGTCCAATTGTTGCTGCACTACCTCCACCAGTCCATCTAACGATTGAAAATCCAGCAGTTGTATTTGCTTGGACAGTAGAAGTAACTGAACCATCATTGTTGGTTGCAGTGGTTCCTGCATTTGCCACCCAATTCCAAGCTACAACAGAGTCACCACTTTTATTAACTGCTGTTTGGTCACCGACAGCATAACCACCTTTTAAAAATTTAGTTACAGTTCCTTGAGAAAGTGTTTGTTCTGAGGTTGAATCCGATTTAAGTCTTAACTGTGGACCTCTACTACTATCAAATAACATATGTGCAGAAGCTGTATCCCTAGATTTTATCCACACAAATCCACTTATGCCTTTAGATGTTTCTGGTAGGTTGTCTTGATTTAATTTTTTATAACCAGTAGGTGGAGTGTAAGTAAAACCTTTTTGACCAAAATTAGCTGTCATTATTCCATGAACAGAAGTATCATAACCAACATGAAAAAAACCAACTCTGTTACCACCCATCGTTCTTTGAATATCTAAACCACCAGTTTCGTTATTTGGATCAGCACTATTTTGATAAGTACCATTTTTATGAAAATATATTTTATTATTTTTAACAAATATACCAATAATATCAGGTGTACTAACATTTCCCCAAGTTGAACCAAAACTGCTTATATCTGTGCTTGTTCCTGCCCCATTAGTAAATCTTACTCTTCCATCTTCAAAATATGCGACCATAAGGTTAAAAGCACCATTACTACTATTTGGAACAAGATATTTTGAAGATTCTCCACTAATACCAACAGTGTTAAAATTTGAACCCACACTAGCTGTTCCGTTAACAGTATACTCTGCATAATATCCACTAGAATCATTTGGGTCAAAAGATAAGGTTGTTTGACTTTTTCCAAATTGATTTGTTCCACCATTTGCTTCTGATTTAAGATTACCCTCACTCATAGTCATTGCATAAGATGTTTGAAAAGCACCAAGACCTGTCGCAAAATTTTGGCTAGGACTATCGGTGGTCTGATCCCCAGCTACAATATTATTAACACCAAAATCCTGAGTGTTACCACTGGTATCGTCACCTAAATTACTAGGCGATGCAAATTGCAATCTAAAACCATTAGTTCCGTAAGTGATACCTGTTAATGCTTTTGGGATCCAACGTCCTGTGCTTGAGTCAGTAACGCCAAAAGTATCAGGTGTTAGTGCTGAACCATCAACTAAATTCATTTCTGCCATGTAACCATCAAAAGCATAAGTTGCAGGTGAACCCCCAAGACTTGAATCCCAACCACCTACAACATTTAAAACATTATTAGTACCTTGAAATTCAAAATCTTGAACCAAATTAAAAGTGCTTGTTGAAAAATTTGTAATTTGATCGCCATCAATATACATTTTTGCCCTATCACTTGCTGTGGATTGAGTAGAATCAAACACTGCAAGTAGATGATACCATTTACTGGTATCCTCTAAAGTTCTTGATGACTCTAAATCTAAATCAATTGATCCACTACCATCGCTTGCATACATTCTAAAACTATTGTTTGCTGATATCTCTATTCCAGAAAAATTATTACCACTTGCTGCACCATAAAAAATAAATCTTCTAGTACCAAAATTTGAACCTAATTTAACCCAAACACTTACAGTAAATTTTGTTCTGGTGCCTGCACTAGAAGGAGTTCTTGTCATAGTAGCATTGTCAGCTCTGTTAAATATCAAACTATTAGGAATAGTACCATTATCTGTAAAAGGTACGAACTTACCGACACGTTGTCCTGCTCCGTTACCCTCGTAAATAATTGGGAAAAAATGTTCTTCGCCATTTGTTATTGTTGGTTCACCCATATTAACTTCCTAAATTTGTTGTGTTCAATGCTTGAAAACCAGTTGGCACTGTATTGTTAAATCCTGTACCACTTCCAATAGATTTATCTGCACCAAAAAATGCGTGTACAACAGCAGTACCATGTGAGCTGGATGTTTGACTAAAATGCATATTTGCTCTATATCCTTTTAGTTCAAGTGCAGATGATGTTGCATTTGTACCATTTGCAGGGTCACCACTATTATAATAAGTTCCATTTTTACCAACCCATAGTTTAGTACCATCTCTTGCAAAATTAAGCACATCACCCATTGAAAAACTACTAAAAAAATTTGTTATATTTGCACCATCACCCTGAAAAGATGATAAATTACTTGTTCCCGGAATCACAAGAAATTCAGGACCTCCTGATAAAGTTTGTTGCACACCCGGATTACCTTGTATATATGCAGCATTTATATCTTCTCTCATGATACCCAACCTTAATTGTTGATAATATAAAACCTGATTAGAGTCAGAAACGTATTTAAATTCAAAATACCACTTACCTGTTGAAGGCATAGATAGGGTAGAAAATAACTGATTAATATAATTAGTTCCATTCCATGAAACATCTAAATTCCCATTACTTAAAGTCCAGTCGGGTGTAGTGTGTGTGTCAAGAGGATTCATTACTGCATAATTATTTGTAGGTGAATCGGCCATTTGGTCGTGTGAGGCAAGTCCACTTGTCGTAAAATCATTACCATTACCTGATTCATCATCTCCTAAGTCGGATGCATCTCTGCCATCAATTTT